CGGAATCCTGCTCTCCACGCTTGGAAGGGAGTGTAGTTAGGATACGTAGTAGAGTAGCAATCATGCATGGCCCAGTATAGATTATCAGAAGAATCCATACAGAAGTCAACAGCAGTAGTGTCACTGCCGTCGCTACTTTCATGGGTCTTCATATTGGCAACGTATGTTTTTGTCCAGGACGACATTCCGCCGTTGCCATAGCGTAGCCCATTGATAGCATTAACTGCTCTCCAACGATACTGCGCTAATTTATAATTCTCGTCTAATCCTGTGAAATCTAATTGTAGATTGAAGAAATCCTCATCTGGCATATTATCGCCATCAATAAGAATGAAACGTTCTGTGTCGCTCATTTCACCGGCCGCCTTGTGCGCTGCGTCGGAGCCCTTCACTCCATCGACACGCTTTGCCCATGGCACCATGTTTTTGATCTTGAGCCAGAATTCTTCTTTTTGAGGTTCGTCGTAGCTTAGGTAAATGCAGTCTAAATCTGCGATATCAATAATGTCGTCCATGCTCATATTTATAGGGAGAATATGCCCCCTATAAATTATAAGCTAACCGTTTTCAGCTTCCAATATTGTCCATTTGTTTCAGTGACAATGCTTACATCTTCTACTTCACATAGAATGCCTTCGTCACTCTTATACAGCTTAGAAATAACTGCCCCACTAAATGCTTTGATCAACTTACCGTCGATAACATGAACGTCAGGTCTTGCTTCGGCAAATGTTAGTCCGTCCACTACAATGTAGTTGCCTTCTAGCTTCTCACAGGTATATGTTATTACATTACCCTTATCATCATAGTAAAGGCGAAACTCTGGCTTTTCAATTACTGGGGCTTCCCACGTAATTACATATTCTTCTGTATCATCTGCCATTTTGTGCCTCTAGTATCTTGTTAGCAAAAGATTTAATATGATAGTGTACTGGATATTGCTGAGCAATCGTATTAATTCTAAACGAGTGCGGCAACAATTCGTGAATAAATGCGTCTGTCCAATCTTCTGTGGGCAATCCATTAATAAATCTTTTCATGTGTACCATTGACAAGTCATTGAATTGCGGGAGTGTAGTATTTTCTACTCCCAATATATGACAGGCTATAGCATATGCCCAGTCTGTAGTGGCAGGTTCGTCAACATTACACTTGAAGATAGCTTTATACTGATTCCAATTCTCAAATACGTCTCTTACAATCTTAAAGAATTTGTCTGCTAAGTCGCTTTTCTTAAAATATGTAATTGCGTTGTATGTATCGGGCAAGTTGTTATCAGTAATAAAGTTACGATATGCCTTAATGTCAGTAAGTTCTTGCTTAAAGTTTCTTACTTTAGTGTTAACAACTACATCCCTATCCTTTAAAACATCCCACCAATATTCAATTGATCTTGGTAGATACATGTCTGATTCTAGCTTGATAGTATATTCATATGGGCTTGCTTCATACACTTGCCAATCGTTTTGTAATTTCCAAAGCGTATCGGGAGCTTGATCGCCGTATGGTAGCATTTCAGTAGTAATAATAGTTACATTACTGTCGGGCATCAAAGTCTTGATGTTGTGTTCTAATGCTTTGGCGCACTTTTCATAGTCTGCGCCTTGAGCCATAATTACAAAGCCCTTATCCATTGATGATTTCCTCGTAAAGTTCTTTGTTCATAACGTGGAAGTCCATGTCTTTGATGTTGATATACTCTTTTCTAATCTTTCCCTTTTTCCAATTGTCAAACTTGATCTTGAATTCAGTATCAAACATGTCATCATTGACTTTTTCTATTTGAGTGTTCTTACCTACGTGAATCAGATTCCAAGGGATATAGTCTCTCTTGTTATCGCTGTGTCCATTGACAATCTTAAGAGCTAGTGTAAGAGCATAGTCGTTTCGGTACACACCGCCCACAAAGCTATGGATATTTCCATAATGCTCATAGTTTCTTTGAACCATTTCTAGTGCTTGGAAGATTTGCTTTGCCCGATCTGTCTTCTTAAACGCAACTACAGTAGCCCACAATGTTTCATAGCTATACGAGCTAAGCAATTCTTGTGGAGCGCCAGCCTGCATCAGATAGTCAGTTTTATTGTGGCAGCAAAAATCATCATAGAAATCAAAAATTTTAAGTAGCTTATCGCTGTTCACCACATAGTCAACGTCAAGCAAAAGTGTTTCGTCATAGGGACTAAATTCATATGCTTGATATCTGCCTTTGTTAATCCACATGCCCCAATCACGGAAGTTATCTTTATCTGGGGTGATCTTGATTACTTTATCCCACTCAGATAGCTCGCCAACAGGCATAGATTCGTCATCTGTTACTAGAGTAACAGGTAACTTTAAGAAATGCTCAACACGCTTTCTCGTGTATTTGGCCATTTCATAGTAATTATATTTGGGGCTATTAAAGGCAAATAGTATTACGCCGCGGGTCATCGCTTACTTTCTAGTTCTTTCCATTCGTTATACCATTCAGCCATAACACTACGGTAAACTTCTTTTAATTTAGATAATAACTCGCTACGATCTACTAATACTGGGTTGTCAAAGGTATCCATAAGAACAACCTTATCGTCATAGTCGTTAATCATTACTGATAAAAATGTAATGGTCTGTTGGTCGGCCTTCCAAAGACCTCCCTGATCAGCTACTAATAGCTTAGCGTCATACTTTTCTTTGAGATAATCTTTAGCCGAATTGTGGTTAAATCTAGCTTTTGCTTCGGCGATTAAAACTTTAGTATCCATCATATACTCCTAAGTGTATTTAGATGGATACTATATAGGTGATTAAAAAATTAGATTACTGAGACTGAGCCAGCTAATGTGATAGTACCCCAAGCATTAGCTAGGTTAGTTGTCTCTGGGGCCTGTGCTGTAACTGTAACAGCAGAACCACTTGATACTACGAGGCCGTTTGGAATTTCGTCCCAAACTGTGTAGATAGTGATTACTGATCCAGCATCACCGTTAGAACCCTGAGTACCGTTACTCTTGATAAAGATGTTGACGTTAGTGCCCAAATAGCCAGAAGGTCCGGTGCTTGCTGTCTGATAGTATACGTTAGCATTTGATGTGGTCATTGCGTAATAACCACTGTTCTGAGAAATAGTAGGGCTGTTGCCGCCACCACCGACTCTTGTGATTCCGTTATAGCTAGTACCTACAACTGTGATAGCACCAGAAGAAGGAGCAGACATTACAACTGTTCCTACGTTACTAGCCAAGTTATTCAACAATAGGTTAATACCTGTGCCTGATGGGTGGCTCATTGTAACCTTAAGCTGTCCGCCCGAATTGAAGAAATAACGTGCTGCGTCTCCGTTTGCGAATGTAGCAGTGTGAGTCCAGGTGGCTCTATCGCTCCATGTTGTAGCTGTTGTTACTGTGTTAGAGCTGGTTGAACCTTGTGTAGCAGCGTTTAAACGGTTACTATAAATTGTTTGTAAGTTAGTTGGGATAGCTGATACGAAAGTGATCGTGCCGCCGGCTACTGGAGTCGATACTGAGGTGATGCTTGAGCCCTGGTGACTTGCTGCGCTTGCGGTGCTTGTTACTAATGATGCCCATTGGCTGGTAGCGGCTACTGACTGGCCAGCAGCAACGTTTGCTACCGCAGTTTGCCCATATCCGGCTGAACCGCCGCCTGTTGCCCAAGTTGCGTTCAATGTGTTAGCAGTTGTGGTAGGGTTACCTCCCACCAGTGTATTAAAGTCAGTTGCTTGGACGGTGCCGAATTGTGCGTAAGTCATCTATAACCCTTTACTTAATTGTTACGAATGATTCAACGTAGCCGACGCCTTCATCCGTCTTGTCTTCTAATGCTCTACCAATAGTATTGAATGGTGTTGCTTCTCCTGCTTGGGCAGAACGAGCGATACCTTCACCAGCACTGACTAGACGGTCACCCTTCTTAACCTTACCGATCACTTTAACTTCTACTCTACCAGAGATAGCTACTGGAGGGTGAGTCAAGTCATCGCCTGCTGCTCCATTCATAATCATAGCAGCAGTGTTTGAGATAACACCGAATACGTCTTCTGAAAGTTCGTATTGAACCTTAGTAATTTCTTTTCTACCACCAAGCTGTACAACTGTGCCTGGATCATAGGTTTCATCGGCAGCAAAACGCTCTGCCAAGTCAGCGTAAGTAGCTTGTAGTCTTGAACCAGCAGTTAGTGTCCAGTTACCTGTTAGTGTACCTGCTGTTGAGTTTGCGCCGGTTGTGATAACAGTTGCCTGTGTCTGAACTGTCAAGATATTGCCGTTGTATGTGGGCAAGTATGAAGCAACGTTACTGTTACTGTATGTACCAGCAAACGAAATGGGGCTACCATTTGAATAATAGAAGTTGTCAGCAACAAGACCGCGGCTAGATGTGTTTGCGATTACTAAGTTACCACCAGTCACATAGAAGCTTGTTCCAGCAACACCATTTGCTGTACCCGCACCGTTCGCAGTCCATACACCAGTAAGTGTACCGTTTGTTGACTGTGAACCAGTTGTGATTGCTGTAGTAGTTAGTGTACCGATATTAGCTGTAGTAACATTTGCGTCGGCAATGTTAGCATTTGCTGATACGGTTAGATACGCAGTAGTAATTGAGTTAGCTGATACAGAGTTTGTAGCAGTAATGTTGTTAGCCTGTAGATTTCCAGAAACAGTTACCGAACCGAATGAAGTAGTACCGCCAGAAGATGTTGAAGTGAGAGATAACCAGGCTAATGCGTTTGATTCGCCGTCTGTTGGGCATACGTACAATGTAGAATCGTTAGTGTTATACCAAAGCTGACCTCTTAGAGGATACGAAGGAGGGGTCGAGTCAGCAAAATTTTCTAGAAGATGTACAATATCTGTGTCCAATACTTGACCGTAACCGGTATAATTTCTACCGGGCAAGCCGAGCGAGGTGCTCGTAGTGTTTATTGTACCATCAGCAATGGTAGTCAATACAGTACCATCACTCTTTACAATCGTATATGCCATTTCTAAATCTCTCCGTTAAATTTATTTATCTTAATATATTATATGTTCTGATTAACTAATGGGTCTGATCGGCCAAACTACATCGTAAGGATCAGAAAAAGTTTGCGGAATATCTCTTAGTGCTTGTCTATATTGTGCCCAAGCTTCTTTATTTCCATTATAGTCCGCAATCTGAGTAAAATCACTATCGTTTAACAGGCTATTTCGCTTATCTCTGATCGATTGCCACGTTACAACAACAGGTCTATCTTCTAGTCTCAGTTTTCCTTCGACTACTACTAATCTCTTATTTTTATTGTTCATTTCTTCAATGAATATTTTACGCTGTGAGCTAGTAACCTGTACACAATCCTCAGGAAGGGATGGATACGAGATTACCGACGTATCATAAAATCCTTCTTTACTAGGGCTATAATATATTGTCATCGATTAATATCCTATCGCTATCCAGTTGAAAAATACTGCTGAGCCGCCGGAGTCTGTGCTTACATATACGGTAAATGAAGATGCCCCAGCCGACGTTACGCCTACACTACCCTGTGATCCGTCAGCCGAAGACTGAGTAGAACCACTTGCTACCGCAGTAGAATAGCTAGTAAACGAAGTAGGATAGGTAATTGTAGTATAGGTCTGTCTTGTCGCATATGCTGTACCATACTGTATCAATAGTCCGTTTGGCAATCTTGTCCAACCAAAGCCTGATTCGTAATCACTCAGCTTAACAATAGGCGACCCGCCTACTGTCAATGAACCAGATACAACTAGATTTCCTAGTGTACCAACTGAGGTAATATTGGGCTGAGCATTTGTCGTGACTGTACCTGCTCTAGTGGCAACGTTCGCATTCGCTGCTGTAGTAGCAAATGTTGCGTTAGCTGCGTTTCCTGCGTTAAGAGCATACGTTGCGTTTGCTACAGTACCTAATACATTTGCTCCTGCTACTGAATTTGCGGTTGAAGCGAAAGATACTGCCCCTGTAACGTTAGCGCCAGGAAGATTAGTTAAGTTTAAGCCACTGCCATAGTGAGTGCCTATTACGTTACCAGCATTAATATTGCCGGTTACAATTAACTGAGACAACGTGCCTAGACTTGTGATATTGGGCTGTGCTGCTGTTGTTACTGTACCCGCTGTACCAGCTGTAGTTGCGAATGTAGCATTCGCTACAGTACCGGTCACGTTAGCACCAGTGAGCGATGTTAATGCGCTACCGTTACCGATAATTCTAGTTGCCTGTACATTTCCAGAAACAGTCAATACGTTAGAGGTTTTATTAAATGTGAACGCATTGCTAGTTCCAATAGTACCAGCATCATTGAATACTACTGCGGTGTTAGTACCCGAAATAGCAAAGTTACCACTAACGTTTCCTACAACGTTACCTATGAAGTAAGGAGCAATGATGTTACCGGATGAGGTCAACCCAGTCAATGTACCAACGCTTGTGATATTTGGTTGTGCGTTGTTTGTTACAGTCTGTGCGGTTGTTGCTGTTCCTGACGGTGTCCAAGTCAAGTTTCCTGCGCCGTCAGTAGTCAAGTTATAACCAGCAGAACCACCGCCGATCTTTACATTCGCTACATTGCCCAAATTAGCAGTACCTGCTACGTTAAGGCTTGTCAGTGTACCAACACTTGTGATATTAGATTGATTGTTCTGAGTTACATATTGAGCGGTTGTTGCTGCGCTTGTTGAAATCCATGACAGGTTTCCGGTACCGTCAGTTGAAAGAACGTAACCATTAGTACCGCCTGTTATCTTTACGTTAGCTACAAAACCTAAGTTAGCAGGACCAGAAACATTAAGACTTGTTAATGTACCGACACTAGTGATGTTGGGCTGTGCGTTGTTTGTTACGGTTTGTGCGGTATCAGCACTTCCAGTAGAAATCCAAGAAAGAGTTCCAGCGCCGTCAGTAGAAATCACATATCCCGGCGAGCCTCCTGAGATTTTTACGTTACCTAATGAGCCTAAGTTCGTCACGCCGCCCACTGTAAGCCCTACGAGCGTACCGAGACTGGTGATATTTGGCTGACCAGATGTTGTTACTGTGCCCGCAGTGCCTGCTGTAGTTGCGAATGTAGCATTCGCTGCGTGGGTAGCATTTGGTACAGCGCCCGAAACACTAGACCCTTGAATATTGCCAATGTTTCCACCATCGCCTTGTAGCTGCCCAGCAGTTACTTTGCCTGTAACGTTTAGCGAAGACAATGTGCCAACACTTGTAATGTTTGGCTGAGCCGCAGTAGTCAACGATCCTGTTAATCTAGTAGCAGTAACGTTGCCAGTAGAAACGTTACCTGTAACAGAAAGACCTGTGCTTGTGAATCTAGCTAGGTTAGCTAGGCCACCGATTGCTACTTCTACATTTCCGTTGACGGATGATACAGATACGTTAGATACACCATTTGAGATAGTGCTAGTGTCTAGACCAGTCAACTGACTACCATTACCAATGAAATAGTTGGCGTTAATGTTTCCTGAGTTGTCGCGTACCGCTACTGTGTCTGCGGTAGCAACTACAGCGGCATTGAAACCATCTAATAGATCAGCATTTAAGTTATCTACTTTAGTAGTAGACAACACTGATAGCGGGGAAGTACCAGTAGCAACGTTTGAAATAAAGTTAGTAGCAGATACACCGCCGTTAACGGCTAATGAGTTCAGCGTTCCCAATCCAGTAATGTTTGGCTGTGGACCAACTGTTACTGTTCCTGCTGTTGTTGCGTTACCGGACAAGTTCCCTACAAATGTAGTAGCAGTAATGCTAGCATTTGATAGGTTAGCACTAATATTAGGATTTACTAATGACTGAGAGTTGCCATTCGCACTTGAGGGACTAAACGTAGGATACGCGGTAGTGGCAGACGAAACATTTTGTAGCAACGCAGCAGCATTAGTTGCTTCGGTAGCACTTGCTACTGTACCGCTAAGGTTAGCTGCTTGGATGTTGCTAATGTTTCCACCATCGCCTTGTAGCTGCCCAGCAGTTACTTTATTAGTTACAGTCAATGAACTCAGTGTGCCGACAGTTGTAATATTAGGTTGACTTGCGGTGGTCAATGTGCCGGTTAGTAAACTAGCTCCTATTGTGCCCGCGTTAGCATATACGTTACCGGCTAGTAGATTACCGGTTACATTAGCATTTGCGACATTTGCTTGTACATTTACTGTTACATAATTAGCAGTTATTGAATTCGCATCTAGTGCGTTCGCAACTGAAATGTTATTAGCATCGATATTGCCAAATGTAGCTGAGCCATCTTGCTCTACGTAGAATAGCTTATACCACGCGGCAGGGTTAGTTTCTCCATCAGATGGGCAAACATATAAACTATTATCGGCAGTGTTGTACCAAATTTGACCTTGTAGTGGATTGTTGGGAACGTTAGCGTCAGCAAAATTCTCTATGATTTGAACGAAGTTGGTGTCTACTACCTGTCCGTATCCAGGATACAAACGACCGGGTAATCCGATCGAAGTACTAGTAGTGTTGATGGTGCCATCAGTGATAGTTGTTAACAGAGCACCGTCAGTTTTAAAAATATAGTATGACACTTTTCCTACACTCCGCTATTATAATTATATTGTTACTAGGTTTGTCAAACTTTGAATTCTCACTGTATAATCAATTTGAATTTGTCGGTTTAGTGATTTCTGTACTGGGTGGAAGATAACGTGTGTTAGCAATCTTGTGATCACGTTTCCGTTATTATCCGTTCCGTAATTTGCCAACAAACCTAGCTCATCAAAAATATAAGAGCCATCAGTTTGAGTGCTATTATCGAAAGCTGCTTGCCCAGCCGGCTCGCCATAATCGAGCAAGCATTGAACCAAAATATCAGTATATGTTCTTCCAGTAGTGTGAAAAACTGTCATCTTGTTACGTGTAGGATCGAGGTTGAACACGCTAGTATCATCTACAATCTTTGCGTATGTTTGATTATACAATGACGCATTTTGACCGGTTGTGTTTGGTGGCAAATAAGTAATAACGCCGGTCTCATCAACACTGGCGCCACCGTTTCCGAACGCCATCTGATAGATTTCACCATAACCGCGACTGCTTAATGTATCGGCAATAGCCTCTGACATATTTTCATAATTGATGGCATTCTTCTTTTCTACGAAGACTTCCCCATTGTTAGGGTCGTAAATCTTGAGAAAACCCTCAACCTTATATGACAACGTAATCAAAGACATTAAGCGTCCCCTCTTTTCTGTAAAATTACTTGCTGCGTATTCGGATCAAAAATCTTTATGCTGGAAGAAAAGTAAAAGCCCGCGTTTTCATTTGGCTTTTTCTCGGACGGTTTTCCCGATTTTCCTTCATTATTTGACCTAGTTACATTCATTTCTTTATTTATCATTATCAGTTATCCGATTCTAAGAATACCGCAGGGACGGTTTCACTGATTTGTAGTGGATCACCTTGTACTACATTGTAAACATAGCTATTCCATGTTTGATTGTAGTATATATCCGACAATCTGTTCTCAGAAAGCAGCGCATATACTTGGGTGTATTCGGGAATTAAGAACTGCTTAGCTGTTCCGTTTGCCCCTCTCTGTAGATCACCCAATGAGCTATTTTCAATATCGACTGATCCAAAGTTGATTTGTTCGCCGTTGACCAAAATAGTCTTACCTTCAAGAACTGTAATTGTCAACGAGTCGCCTACGTTGACGTAAGAGCCCGGGACGATCTTTAAGATAGGTGACAAATCTTCTATCACAACTGAATAGTTTTCGCTGTCAATTGTGCTGCTTGTAGTATTGTTTACCACTGTTACAGTGAGGATCTGATTCTTATCAGCAGTCAATCCGATATAGTAATAACCATCAACCGCAGCAGGTGTAGTTGCCGTTTGTACTACCTGATTAGTAACCGCGTGAATATCATTTACATAAATCTCAGTGCTTAGATCATAAACTGGCTGAGTCAACCATGTTCTATCATTTACGTTTTCTCTGTAGACTGAGGCTTCGCCTGTGCTATTGACAAAGTTAATATAGATTTCTTCATTAGGTGTTGCTGAAGGAATCATATTAGTAATGATGATGGAGTCTCCAGGTACAATCTCTGAGAGAATGCTTAGTTCAGTGGGATAGTTAACACGTAGCTTAGATGACGGGACTCTATATCCATTGATAGTTACCCAAACACGGTCAACATTTTGCTGATTCCACTGAGTAATGATAGCTTCATCGGTGTCAGTGGTTAGTGCCAGCGTGTCACCATAACGAGTTTCGGATACGCTGAATTCGAATTCGTCATAGATTTCCTTTACGTAATACGCAGTGCCCTGAACTAGTCCACCTAGAATTACATCACCGTCGACTGCTCCTATCTTACTAAAGAATACTTCTGTACCGTCCACTAGCGATTCAGTAGAAAGTGTGGTGATTCTGTTAGTCACAGAAGAGGTTGACTGACCAATTGCTGAGGTTAGATAGAATGTTCCAGCTAGCCAAATATAACCCGAACCCTGATATGTGGATACAGTAGTCAATGGGTAGTTAACCGCAGTAGGAGCCGGATCATATGGTTGCTGATACAAGTCTACTCTAAACGGATCAATCACATGTACATAGTATACGTTGTTGTTCAACTGGGTAGAGCCTAACACACCGTCTATTCTTACTAGGTCATTCGTAGACAACGCATGTTCGATTGAAGTGGTCACTCTAGCAGTAGGTGTTCCGCCTACGATAGCAACAACGTTACCGGTATCAGTTGACAATGTTGGTTGAACATTGTAGTAATCTACTACAGTAATTACGTTAGTAGAAGTATTGACTGTTTCAACGAAGTATACAGTTCCGTCAGTTGCTAGGCCGCCGAATGAGGTTCCCTTGAACTGAATTGGCTGACCAATAATGAATCCAGTAGCATCATCTACTTGAATTTCATTCGTGCCGCTTGTAGTTGCTGTAGCAAACGTACTTGCGATAGGAGGAGTAATAGTATTAGTAATGTTGATGATTGGGGCTACCGTTATTCCGTTTGAAGTCATATTCATAGTGCCGGAGTCATTAGTTAATACTACTGGTACGCCGCCAATTTCTTCGGACACGACGAACTCAGTTGAATTCCAGATTTCAGTGATGTAATATGTTTTACCTTCTACCAAACCGCCCAACATATCTGGGTTGCTTGAGAATACTACAGCATCATTGATGTTGAATCCTGAAGTGGATCCTGAAGATAGCGTTAGCCAGCTTAGGTCTTCACTGTAAGCACTGTCAACTACCTTAGCAGTACCTGTTCCAGAGCCAGTGTTAGCAACAATGAGAATGTCTCCTACATTGTAAGTGTGCCCGGTAGTTCCCGCAACATCATTCCAATCGGTAGTACCGAGTGTAACGATTTCATAGTTTTGTCCAGCTACCAACTGATTTGCGTTGTAGGTGATCGATGGCTTTGGACCTGCTCCGTCATATTCACTAGGCTGTGTATCTGCTGTACCTGTACCTGAACCAGCAGCGGCAGCAATAAATGCGTCACCTACTGACCAAGTGTATCCGGTTGTTCCTGCTACTACGTTCCAGTCAGTTGTTCCCAATGACGTAATGATGTATGAGCTACCGACTACGAAAGAACCTGCGTTTGTTGATACAGGAACAAATGCTTCTGGATCGTCAAATGATATGATGCTTCTGCTAGTCTGACCAACTGTTACAGTGGTAATAGGTGAACCGGGGTTACCGGTGATGCCAAACTGTGTAGTCAAGTACTGGTTAGCGGTGTCGTTGTATGTCACTACTCTAACGCTAGTTCCCGGAGCAGGTATATCATTCAATGAAAGTGTTCCGGTAGCAAAATCAATGTTGTATTGTGAGCTAACCAATCGTAGTCCATCTACTTCTACTACAGCGTTAGTGGTGTTTACTCCGCCTAGATAGTTACTTAGCGGGAATACCGAAGTTGTTCCAGTAGCAACAAATTCTTCAATCTCAGGAACAGAGTAACCATATTGAGTAGGCGTAGATTCACCCATAATAGAGTATACAATATAGTCTAAACCATTTTCATATGATGAGGTCGAGAACATAAGTTTTGCTTGGGTACCGTTTGGCTGAATTCCAAATGCGTAATCGTTCGAAATAAACAACGAGCCACCAGTAGCGTCATTAAGAGGAACTACTGGTCCTCCCGGTGTCTCAGAAACAGTAAACTCATTGTTATCAATAATGTCTCGGATGTAATAGGTTGTTAGAGGAAGAACACCCGCATCAAACATACATACGCAGAATGTAATTCTAGAACCTACTGTTAGTCCGGTAGTAGTTGTTGTAGTGAATGAGTTTGTTGTTGAAGATGACTTTGTAACAAGTCCGCTCTGACCCAATACTAACTTAGTTCCATTGAGATAGACAACAGGGTCTGACCAAACTGAGCCACTACCAGATTGTACAGTAGCGTACATTGATCCAGTGCCGTCTGCTAGTATGAACGTAGGTCCGGCTACTCCAGTGATAGTATTGAACGAAGCCGAAATTGTAATAGTGTTAGTTGCTGCGCTAACAGACTTTACGTAGTATGTAATGTCCTCTTGGATATTTCCAAAAGTAACTCCTTGGAAAGTTATGGGAGAGTTTACTACAAACTGATCAACACTTTCGCATTGAATTCTATTTGTAGTGTCGTATGTAGCAGTAACTAGAACGTTGATAGGTTCAGTGCCTGGTCTAATGACTCCTCCTCCTAGATAGATAGGAGCAGAATAGTTACAATTTAGATAGATTTCATCGAACCCGCTAGTGGCATTTTGTCTAATAGGATTGACATCTGTACTTGACTTAACGAGTTGATTTCCGTTACCTACTTCATAAGTTTCAATTCTTAGCTTTTGTAGAGGAAGAATTGATAGTGGTGTATCTAGTGTAATTGTCTTAGTAATCCAATTGACACTATACTCCGAAGTAGCTAGTGTTTGAGCTAGACCAGTTACTGGATCAATAACTTGAACAGTAACTTGGGTTGGGAACTCTACTAAGTTTTCGAAGCTGTAATCTGTTTGGAATGCGGAAGTCGGAGTAATCTCAATAGAGACTACGTTAAATCCATAGTGACTATACTCGACAACTGGCCAGATACTTCCGGGAGTGGTTATTACAGTCATAGCTAAATCATCTGTGATCAATCCAGGTACAAGTTCTTCTGGACCATAACCAAACTCGAATGGTGCACCCTGAACATTGTAGATGGGAGGATCGACTACTAGTGACGATACATTAGTCCATGTCACGCCATTGTCCTCGCTTGCGATGATGACATTGTTATCACCTACAACCGTGAACGTAGAAGTATCACTATTGTATGTGATTCCCTTAAGGTTTTCAGTTGTACCTGACGTTCTAGTGGTCCAAGTTAGATAATCACCGGAGGTCTTAATAGTGCCATTATCACCGATTGTAATCCAGATACCGTTTTCAAAAATGATGTTACGTAGTGTTGCTGGTGTAGGGTCAGCAGCGTCATACTGATACATCATTGTTTGTACTGGTATTACGTCACCTGCGACGATATTAGCAGTGCCTGTTCCAGTACCTGCGCCTGTTGCTGTGAAGGTGATACCTACAGTGTTGCTAGCTGCGCCGATCAAGGTAAAGTCAGTAGTACCAATTGATGTGATAATATAAGAAGTACCTGATACGAATGAACCAGCAGTTATGTTAACTAGCTGCTTGACAGAACCGCCCGGGGTCGCAGAGATTTTAATCTGAGTAGAAGAATCAATGGTCTTGACGTAGTAGATTGTATCAGCTACAACCGAGCCAAATGATTTACTAAACTTGATAGGTTCATTTACAGTTAATCCAGATGTATTTCTTAGGTTGATCTGGTTAGTTGCTGAGTTTACTGAGACTACTGAGGTTTCAGTAACGCCTAGCCAATCAGCACCGTTTTCGGTGTAGTAGATAGCTCCTCTATCACCGACCGCTACTGCTACTGTGCCGTCAGATATTACATTATACAATCCATTTGGTGTTAGAGTATTAACTGGAGTCCAGTTAAACATTCCGCCTGAGCTATAGAAAATCAAGTTAGTGTCAATAAGCTCTGTCACACCAGTTGAGTAGTCAGGCATCTTGCCTTTACCTACAGCAATAAAGCCTGAAAAATCATTAGTGGTCACGCCGTTGACGCCATATAGCTGATAGCTATAGTATGAATCAAAATCAGTTACCTGAGTCCATGTATAAGTGTCAGTGCTTCGTAGTACATTATCGCCTACAGCGATCCAAACTCCATCAAAGTAACCAACTGAATTTAGTGACAATGCTGAAAGACTGATTGCCGATGTAGAGGTCATGCCATATGGAATAAAGTATCCTGCTGTTGACCATTCAGTTCCGTTAATGCTTCTAAAGATAGGAGTTGCGCTATTTGTAGAAGACATGATATATAGGTTATTTTGATATACAATATCAGTAACACCGATACCAGCATTGGTTAGCTTTCCGACTACCCAATTTTCATTGTCAACACTTCCTACCAACGCACTATAATTAGGCAAGTTAGCAGAAGCAATGTACTTTCCATCCTGATACACGATAGCAGACAAGTCTACATCTGAAGGGTAGAATTCTTGATCTTGTAATACCGCATCAAGTGGGTACTGCTGATCTGGTTCAAACGCATTACCTTGATAAATTGAGTTAGGATAGATGATTCCTTCGAACAACTGAGTCAGGTCAACGCCAGGCATGTTGACAGTTGGTTGATAGTATCCAATTACTCTGTCCAGAGCGTTTAGTCTTCTATCACCCGAAGTCAATTCTTCCCACTTACCTAGAATGAACTCATCGTCATTGTTGGAGATGACGCATATCCACACACGGCCCAAATACTTAACAATAGATGGCATGAAGTAGAATGGCTCAGGAAGAAGTGCTAGACTTCCGATCTTAGCCATTTGGAAATCTACACCGATTGTTGTTACCATATTGACAATGGTTGACGCATCACCCGGTACAGTAGAAATAGTAAATGTAGTTCCATCGATAATATCTAGGATATAGTAAGTATCGTTGGGTACGATATTTGTTAGTGCTATGCTTGTATCACCGGTGAACACTACCGCATCATTTTTGCTAAACAATGAAGTATCAGCGATGGTCAATGCGTCGGTGCCAGAATTAATTCCTGTAACTGTTGTTACAGTGAATCCAGTGTAACCGAAATCGATTCCTGAAACAGGGACGTTCATCAATGGGTCTGAGTAAACCGCAAGTTCTGTAGGAGATATAACCTTCATGTAGTATTGTGAAGCAGTGTAAGGAACAGTGCCTTCACAAATAACATCGGTTATTGCGCCGAATGCGTCAATAGAGTTGACAGTTAGAACTACGTCATTAGCCGGGCTAACACCGCCTACTTCGGATCCAGAAATTGTTATGGTATTGTTGATAGCAAAGCCCGAACCACCGTCTTGAATGATTGCTCTATATCCACCGAGAATATACGAGATATCAAAGATCGGAGGAACTGGATCTGGATACTGATTTAGTATAGAGCCACTAGAAGCATTTGTCAAGTTGATTTCTGTGCCGCCAGGAGTATCTACGACCTTAATGTAAGGGTCACCTGTTCCCAACATGATACCGCCTTGAGTAGTTAGGTTAATCGCGGGATTACCCTGTACATCTGTGATTCTAAATTGTGTAGCGTTGTCGATTGATTCGACAAAATATTGATTTCCGATTATGATTCCACCTAAGCCAACACCAGAGAAGATGATCGGCATACCCACATACAATGTGTCTGTAGGAGTAGGAGTATCTTCAATGCTACAAGTTAGTACGCCCTCACCACCTGAGCTAGAGGTATTAGTAACCTTAACTTCGATGTTTGGTCTTGGGATGAACTCTCCCGGATTGAATGGGTCAGGAATTGATTCTCCTGAGTACTCGCTTATGTAGTAAGTAGTTGCTGTTGTCAAGCCACCGATCGCTGTGCCAACACGAATTGGCATGTTAACATAGAAGTTGTCGGTGCCGCCGCTGCCCTCAGAAATAGCAATTCTGTTCAATCCACTAGCAGTGCCATCACCCAATGTAGCGTTGATTTGTCTTTCGATGAGATCCTGAATATTGCCATTGCTAATATCAGGATACTGACCTGACGTATTGTACAAGGTGAATAGTTGACCGTTGACTTGTCCTGGGCTGATAGGCAACGAGACGTTCATTGTCATCGAGCCAGTTGACGAAGTAAGAACTGCCACATCCTTTTGACTTACCATCGATGCTGAGCCAGTGTCAGATGTTAGCGCAAAGACTGGTCCGTTAACGGCAGTAGAAATTGTTAATTCTGTTCCACTGATTACTTGACTTACGTAGTAAGTTGTACCTTCTACGATATTTCCAAATGTAGTACCCATAAAGATAACAGCATCGTTTACGTTAAAGCCATCTGTTGAGTCTACAACTACTAGGTTAGTAGAACTTATAGTTTCAGTAACAGTTACAGTTAGAGGGTTTTCAGTCTTTGAAACAGTAAAGTTCTCGCCGTCAATGACAGTAGTAATGTAGTAAGGATCGTTTTCAATGATTCCACCGAATACATCACCAGTAAAGAACACTGGCAAGTTAGTATAGAAGCCAGTAGTTCCACCTGTGCCAATTGCGGTCTTTGGAATAGTAAGAGCATTAGTTCCGGCAGTTGTTGCGGTAACAGTCATTATTCCAGGATAATTGACAGTAAGAACAGCAGTGTCTATTACCTCACCTGCGTAGCAGTTAAGTGTTTGTAGACCAAGTGAAGCGTTAGACAATACAAGAACTGGTCCGCCATCTGTTGCTGAGATAGAGAAGTCTGATTCGTTGATTACCTTTGCTACGTAGTAGGTGGTATCATTAGCTAATCCACCTACTGTGAAGCCAGTGAATTTTACTGGCATGCCTACGTAGAAACCAATAGTTGAACCAGAAGCGTTAGGTTCAGTGCTGCTATATGCTAGACGCACAAAGTAACGATCTTCATCCGCAAAGCTTGAGCCTGCGTCAACAGTTTCTTCTACTGAGCGAACAAACGAAGACCAAGTTAATTGTCTGTCATTGTCAACCGATACGATTTCAAACACAGCGCCCTGGGCACTAGCAAGAATAGAGCTAATTTCAGGGGAAGTGCTTTGTAGTGCGATTGATGAGCTGGATACTGACTCTGAATTAAAGTAGCTACCAGCAAAGAATGAACCATAGTATCTTCCAGTTTCCCAATCTTGGACCTGAGAGGTATAAGTTGTTCTGTCAAAGCGTAGTGTTATGTTGTTTTCACGAACAGGCGAAGCACTAGATATGACTGATCCTCTAGCACCTGCGTTAAGTGTCATGCCTACGCCCGAACCATTAGAAGTAAACGGAATTCTATCGTGATCTTTCACGGCGTTCGCATAGCTAGAATATAGCGCAATTACCGCAATCGGTGAGTCTTCTAGAATTCCAACATAGTACCACTGTCCGTTATCCAACTTAGACATTGTTCCGCCAGTTGGCGAATCCTTATACTGAATCAAGTCGCCGGTTCTGAGAGTTGGGGCATACACGTTAATGGTGTGTAGTGAGTTGCTTACGTTAGTGTCGGAGAACGTTACGACATATGCCGGATCAATGATGATTTCTGGCAATGCCGCATATCCCTCACCCGGGTTAATAACATTGATTTCTAGAACAGAATCAAGGTTCATAACTGCTTCTAACTGTGCAGGTACTCTTGGCTCTGGGTAGATCGAAGTATCGATGTACGCGGTTACCTTAGGAGGTTCAACATAACCTCTACCACCATCCAACAATACTACAGGAGGCAAGTCAATTCTGATAGCTGCGCCAGGGATGTGTTCAGCAACAACAGTTCCGTTAATGCCTCTTACTAATCCGCCGACAAGATTCAACGCTCTATCAACCTGTGAATACCCGATTTCTTCATCACCGATCTTTATAGTGCCGTTGATTGGGAAACCGCTAGCGTTGTCTACTAGCATGTAGTTAGAGCTAGTGCTTACATATGATTTCAGTGTGGTTATTTGATAGTTAGGCTCACCCACAATAGAGATACCATAGTTATTAAACCACTGACTATATTGTTCAGAGTCCCAAATAGTATCATTGATATCATATTGATATTCATTTGAAGGCGTAGTATAGACTAGTTGTGGTGAAATAAACTTGTCATATGATGTGTTATATGTAGCTGGCAAGTCAAAGTCAGTGATATCACCTTCAAATACATCGGTTCCGGTGTACTTGAACAAGAAGTCCTTGATTACTACGTGATAGGGCTTGACTTCATTCATGTATCCTTCTAAGAAAGCTTGATTGTCAGTCTTCAAGTTTTCTAATGGAAGTAGTTCGCGGATAGTGTGCGAAACGTCAATCAACGAAGTCTTGTTTAGCCATGGTAGGAAATTCTGTGATTCGGTAGTTTCACTCTGAATATATTCGAATAGTGATACCAAGCTCTTGTTTCTAAATTCAACTAGCTCGTCAATATAAATTTGTTCGTTCAACGCTCTAATAATATAACGAGTTTCTTGACTTGGGTAAGAGTCATACGCAGTAGTATCATAGAAGTCGCCGCCGTAGCCTATCTTTGCGGAAGAGAAATCCCACAAGCTTGACTTGAATCTTATAGTTCCGTTTTCTAGACCAATTCTAGTCCAAACACCAAGAATCTCACCGTCGAAACGATATACTTCAAACTTGCCAGCGCCGTTCTGTTCTACGGTTACTATAGTACCGTTTGGAACATTAAGTGCGGCTAGATCAGCATATAGAGGAACCTGTAGTGTTGACTTTGTGTTGTCATCATAACCAGGTGCCCACCAGTTTACGTATTCCCAGTAATCGGCAGTGTTATAGAACTCGCCTGAGGCAAACAAGAAAGTAGCATTAGGTCTTGTTTCAGCAATAGGGAATTGCGATAGAACATTATTAGCATAGACTAGATAGTTGTTCAACGCACGGCTGCGGTTGAAGAAGAAACTTTGTCTTGGTCTTGCTAAGATGCCTGACTGTACTGACTTAGGTAAGAATGGGTTAGGTACAACTTGTCCTGCTTCGTCACATCCAGCGAATGAATCCAGCATTCTGTCATATAAGCCATATGGAGATGAACTTCTACCTAAGCTCTGAGCTATGTTGGTGTTGTTTCCAAATCTGATAACATCGTTTGGAAGACCAGGCAAGAAGTCATCTGGATAGTTTTCACGGATAAGTGTGAATTCGTTGTGAGCTACGTCATCGGTTGTTCCGTTAGCAAAGCCGACATGGAATACACTGTCGTTAGCATTGATATACGGCGAGCAGTTGTATAGCGCAAATGCGTTCGGCAAGATCGGAGACATATATGCGATACCGCTTGCTCTTGGGTTGTTGAGGTAAGCAGCAACAACAGTGTCAGATAGTGTTTTACCTAGCTTCTGACTGATAACGTTTGAGTTGCGCACCCAGAAATAATATACAGGAACTGCGATTCCAGAAGCGTTTAGTGTGCTGCTAACTGAATATAGGTTGATATCGTAAGGGATACCAGTTCCCTGATAATTGTTGGGAGGAACATCACTTGCTACCCAAGTATATACTGCTACGTCTGAACCAGGGAACAATGTTCCCCAATACTTTGCGTTATATACAGGGTCGTTTTGGTGATAGTTCATGAATCTTATGTTAGTAGTATTGAACCAGATTTCACCAACATGTTCTGCGCCCCATACTTGACCAGTGATAGGTGCTAGATCGCTGTTATACTTTGCTGGGTCAACACTAGCAACATAGTCAATGTTTTCTCTGATAGCGCCCAATAGCTTACCATTTAATGGATCCATATAGTCTAAGTTGACTAATGTGTTGTTAGTTTCTGCGCTAAAGATTTGGCTGTTCTGAATCTTGTCGATATCAACAACAGGAGAACTTTGTCTATACACTGCCCAATCTTTAATTCCAATTGAGTTGTTATAAATTACAACCTGACCACCTAACACTGCTGCTTGATAGTTAGGAGAACCAATCATAACAAAATTATCATTGAAATCTAAGGCTGCGCCATACTGAGGATTATATCCGTAATCTAAGCTAGTGCTGTTGACGGACTGTGCGTAAATATAGGCGCCAGGATTCAATAAACTTTCGTTGTATTGACCTAGATAGTCAAACATGTATACCGCACCGGCATTTGGATAGCTGTCTACAAATCGTGTAGCATTGTTATCAAACACAGTATCGTTGTCTAGATTTTCGTCATCGGTGAAGTCGAAAGTAGTTCCCTCATAACGAGTTCCAACTGGTGCTGAGATTACTACAGAACCTGAATCATTAATCTTGATGTTTGAACCAAACTGAGTTGGACCATCTGTGTGAGGGCAGGTAATGATCTGTGTCTTAGTGAATACTTGTAGACCAAGTTCGTTTAGTGTGCTACCATCAAACGCAGTAATGACCAACTTTTCATTAGGCAATGTCAAATCAGTATTAATAGTTTGAATGACCAACTTTCCGTTAGAAGAAGCAGCCTGAACATTAGTGATGCCTACGCTATTAATGAGTGATGCCACTGATTCGGCGTTGCCTGGGAAGAGAGATACCAAGTAACCGTTGATCAACAGATTGCGATTTCCTAGAACATTACAATCGTTGACACCAATAACGATGCCGTGTCTTGCGCCACCGTTTGTAAATCTGTACACAGCGCCTTCACGGTTCTGACTGTCGATTTCATTAGGTGCGCCGACTAGAATATCAGAGCCTTGGGTGTTAACGTCGAGTGCTGTACCAAATCTAATGTTAGTTCTGTCAACGTAATCAGAATTCAACACTTGAACCATATTAAACTGGTTATCGCTAATAGTTACAATGTCGCCTGCTTGTAGATTTCCTACATAGTACAACATGCTACCGACTACAGCGTAGTTGATATCATCTACTAGCGTGCTGTTTACATAGACATACAGAGGTGTAGTCTGTGCGGTCGCAGTGACTCCAGTAACAGAAGCAAGTGTTTGAACATCAACTGGAGTAGAAGACGATCTTGATGTTTTTAGTGTAATCTCGTTATTCATTGTATCAACCGATTCAATGTAGTATACAAGATCAGTTGATATGTCAGAGCCGCCTAAGCCAATTCCAGTAAAGATGATAGGATCGTTGACTGACATGCCAGTAACGTCTGCTAATTCAATTGTGTTAGGGGCAGTTACCGACACTACATCTGTAGCAGTTTCTACTGGGGTCCAGGCTAGCTGGAACATCTGCGGCTGATATGGAATAGAATTGTATTGTACGTCAACGTTCTGTACGGTACGCTGATAAGCGTAAGCAGCACCGTTGTCAAGAATCAATGAACTAAAGTTCTTGTTAGGGGCGCCTACGACTAGCAAATCGCCTGTTTGGTCAGTTGACAGTGACTTAGCAAATCCATCGCTAGTAACTAGACCTAAATCCGCACCATCGATGATAGTAGATAGCTCGTATGTAACCTGCATCGCAGTACCAGTACCCGAGCCAGCACCAGTAGCAGTAAATACATATCCTGCCTGTCCGTTAAAGTAAGTTGCGCCGATTGAGTTCCAATCGGTATCCCCTACCTCGGTGATAACATAAGTTTGTCCAACTACAAAATAACCTGCTGTTAAGTTGATGTTTTGCTTGCGATAAACATAAACTTTTCCATTAGTCAAATCACTAATGTAAATCCAGTTAGAGTCATCGGAAATAGCAAGTTCAGTACCCCAATCAGTGACTCCGCCAGGAGCAGAAATAGTTTGATATGGAACAATGTCATCGGACAATACGCTATTGTTCAAAGTGTATACGTATACAGCAGGTGATCCGCTAGTTGGCTCAGAAACAACATAAATGTCATTTGCGTATACGATTGTGTTACCAAATGATGTGTCATTGGTAATAGTTTCTACTACTTCGTATTCAGTAGTAGCTTCATTGTATGCGTATCTGTACAGTTTGCCAGCGCCTGCGTCACTGATCAAGTAACCCATTCTAGGAGTATAAGCGACTGCTGATCCAAATGTACTAGAGTTATCAAATGTAAGTTGACCGACGTTTTGATAGTTGATGGACTTACGATATACTGCCCAACCACCGTCTTCATTTTCGTCTACCCAAACAGTGTTCTTAGAAAATTCTGCTTCCAGAAGATCCAAGTCCTTGATATTAGCAGGAGATGCTACTCGCTGGTTCACGAATGATAAAGCGATACCATAGCCCTGGATTGCGTTGTTAGTTGGGTTAGTCAACGATAGATTGATCACTACTTGATTCAACCCTAGTACGTCGGTTACGATATAATATCCATCAACGTTAGTAGCAAAGTTGATGATTGCCATTGGGTCCAGACGCTTTAAGTTATGAGGCTGTGCGAATGTTACAGTAGATGTACCGTTTAAGTTACCCGATACTTGTAGTACCTGTCCAGCTGGCTTCCAAGAGTATACTCCCCACTTTTCTTTGAAGTTGGCGAGCCACATATAATCACGAACATAGAAATCGTTAATTGGAACTCTGACGCCATTTGAGTTTACACCAGCAGGCAATCCAGAGAAGTAATAGCTTGCTAAATCTACATCTTCAAAGTTCACATATCCAGCGTTTGGATATAGTGGGTTTGGATTAGTTAATGAAGTTGTGCTTAAAATGTCTGGTGTGCTGATAACTCTATTGTAGTTAAAGAGAGCATACAGAGGCACTTCCTGATTTGAGCCAGGGGTATAAATGCCGTCAGTTAGAGACACGATAGATGGATTATTAGTTAGCGCATTTTGACTTAGCTTAAACTCAACAAAGTTTTCGTTGAGGCTGCCGCCGTACTCACCTGACTTGATGGCCCAGTTTTCGTAAACATCATAATCGATTCCGCCCTGTGGCAAGTTTGCGCCCTTAAATGCTAAGGTCGCATTACGAGTACCCTTGTTACGAATCAAGTTTCTATAAACATTGATTTGCGCAACGTCGGTCAAATCAACTAGTGCTAGGTAATCTCTTGGGCGATATCCAATCAATGAATAGCTCAACAGGTCAGCGTCTTGTTCTAGATTTGCCTGGTTAACGTTGTAGTATAATGTGCTTTCATACGCACGAGTGCTTGCGTTTGGAAGCATACCCTTTTGAATATTTTCATAGTCAATGATTGCCCACTTCAATTCATCAAATGTTAACGAAGGTTCAATGATTGACAAAGCAGAATAATATCTGTTCTTGTACTTGACAATTTGTCCCTTAGTGTACTTGACGTTAGTTGACCAATCCTGAACATTATCTTGATTGATAATAAAGCCATATGCGTTTACAGTTCCGTTCCATTCAGCAGTCTTAGCACCGTTGACTAGAACTCTGTTCTGTCTTAGACCAGTGATTAGATTGTAAATGGTATCATTGAACAATGTAATATTGTTAAAGACAATGCCATGTTCAAAGTTGTTTAGATTGAACTGACCATAGCTTAGTGAGTCCCCTTCATTTAGAGGCTTTACATTAAACTCAGTGCCGTTTCTGTAAACGTTCAAGCTGTTTACTTGTATTGGATATAGGTCTTGATTTAGAATAAAGTTTTGCTGCTGAACAGTTAGTGGCTGAACTACAGTGCTTTCTTTATTAATCTTCAACGAAGCTGCGGCAGGATTCAACGTGATAACGCTTCCCACTTCCCAACCAACTTGTACCCAATATAGGAATTCTTGTACCATCAATTCCCAGTTAACTTCTCTACCAGCTTCAATGGTATCAAAGACCATGCCTCTTGACTTCAAGTAAGCAGCATAGCTTAGCATAAACTGTGCTACTTCCTGATAGCTGTAGAACACAGTGCCATATGGAATAAACTGTTCTCTATCGCTATAGTCATTTGTGACCTTGACACTAGCACCATTTACTGATATAGTAGAATTGTTTCCGCTATATACAGGTTCTAGAACTGTGAAGTAGGCAAAGGTTTGACTGTTACCATATACTGACCATCCGTTCTCAGTTTTTTGAATCACAACTGAGGAGAACATCAATTGGTCATATGCTTGGTTGTCATATAGTAATATCTGATAGCTTTCATCAGGAATCAACAACGAAGCATTGTTGCTGTTTGGCGAGCCCTTTTCAACATAGAACTTGAGCATTGACTTGTCACTAAAGCCAGCAAGACGATACACCAATCTTACATCTAAGTTGTCTAGTAGTTCTGTAATATTTTCAGTTGCGGTGATGCCTAGCTGCTTTTCATAGTCAACAATCCAGTTGATGTATGAAGTCTTAGCAGTACCGTTTCCATAAATTTCAACGTCATTGATGATCAAGTGACTACGATTGTTTACTAGGTACTGATTGAATTCTGGATTGTACTTGTAGTTGTCTAGGTCTACTGCTAAGTTGAAGAACTCAGCAGGGCGTGTCATCGCAAACAACTTAACAAGATCGAACGGCCAGCTTGAGCTACGACGATAGCTCAACTCTACAGGACCCATGTCTCCGACCTTCCAGTCTTTCTGGAAAGTGCTTGGGTTGTAGTTGCCGACAACAGAAATCAGAGGCGTCAATAATTCGCCTGCGCTGTCTACTGGAATAATCTTAGATAGTCCTGGACGAGCCAAATCAGGAACAACATATGGATCACCGTTGTTCCATACTAGACCTTCTTCTAAGTCTCCCCAAAGCACACCGTTGTCGCTTGTGTAAGGTGCTGGGCCATAACGTGTTTCCCACCAATCGGGCTTATTAGCGAATCCTAACATTTCCCAAGGTGTTGTTTCAGGTGTAGTTGTATCGTATAGATACTGGTATACACCTCTCCAATATCCCTGTAGAATAGGTGTTTTGCTCAACTTGTTTTGTGAGTTGGTGTAGTTGTATGTCCACTCATTCAACTTATTAAAGAACTGTGTCTTATAGTCAAGTCTGTTCTGTCCTACCCAGTTTAAGAAACCAGTAGAATACATACGCAAGAATTCGTCCCAGCTATATGTGCTGTCTCTAAAGAATCCGGGTACTACTTCATAATCATAGATAGGAACTTGTGTGCTTAACTTGAGGTTGTTGTAGATTCTCTTTTCGAATTCTAGCAGTGCCTGGTCTCTAAAGTCAATTAGAACATCTAATTCAGGCAAGTATTGTCCATACAACTTAGTGTATGAGCCATCGTGACCACGAATAAAGTATGTTGGCTGATTGTAGTTTTCGTCTAGTACAACTGCTGGCTCAAATGCTTGATATAGTCCAAGCTTAGTTGGAGTGTTAGGAACATATGAACCATATGTCTGGTTGTATTCTTTGATTGTGATCTTATCACCTGGAAGCAAGTCTAGTGTCACAGTCAACGATGGGCTATCAGTGCTTACAACATAGTCAACGCCTGATAGAAGCTGGCGCTGAGCAGTGATGCCAGATACTGTTCTGGTCAGGTATACGAGAACGCCGTTATAATTTGCGGTTTCAAAATTGTAAACTTGTGACAATGGATATATTGATGTGTCCAAGCTATTCGCAAATGTATAGACATTAGTTCTATATGGCGACTTAGAAGGCAACATATCAGACCAGAAGAATGCGTTAATCTGGCTCTTTGCTGCGGTGATTTGATCAAGTGCGTCATCCAAAATTACAGCAGGAGTATAACGCTGGTCATATTCGCTGTTCTGTACAGTGTCAACAATCAATTGCTTGAACTTAATGTATTCGCGGCTATTGAACAATAGTGCGTTGAATAGATCATGTTCTTTCTTACGCAAGAATGTGCCAGGCAACGCTAAGCTTGCGCTGTTCTGAATAATCTTTGTGCCATATGGTACAAGATTACCCAAGTCACGGAAGTTATTTGGACCAAAGATATCGCCCTGTGTGCCAGGTGCGTTAATAAAGATGTCACGATATTGCTGTCTAATATCACCAACGTTAACACTCGTCAAGTTGCCATTGAATGGGTTGTTTGACAAGTTGATAGGAATAGTGTAGTAAGCAGTTTCACTTACTTGATCACTTAACAACATTATCTGGATAACGTTATCGATTGAATTTTCAGGTAGAACATTCAATGTAACTGTTGTAGTGTTGGCGCCTACCGTGACTGAGTAATTGTCTGGAGTCTGGTATTCGTTATTGTAGTAAACTTGAATTCTTGGCCAGCCCTCTTCACCATCTTCTAGTTCAGGTAGCATGGCTACGTCACAGACAATCTCAGTTGGCTGTGTGAATTGATTATAAGGAGTAGTGAATACCTGATACTGTGTAGATGGAGCTACAGCAGTTTGCCAGCCCAACAATCTATCATAGGCTGTTCTAGTAACATAATCGTAAACATATCCTGTGTTAACGTTCTGAGTGATAGGGGCGCCCGCTGAAACATAGCTAAATGTATCTAAGTTCAACGATACGTCAAAGCTAATATCACCCACGTTATCAATCGATGAGTAACGTACAGGGAAACCTAAGATAGGATCGTCAATCGTGTTATCTGCTAAACCATATGAGAATAGTTTGTTACCAGCAAATGAAGTTCCGGTATAAACAGCACTGTCACTAAACGAAATGCCGTTTTCGTCAAATACGTCAAACAATGGGGCTTGGTTTACAGTTTCTTTTAGCTGTGCGTTTATCCAATCAATACCATCGTAATAGAAAGTTTCACCCTGATAGTTGAAGCCTCTAGTAATAGCGATTTGTTCGTTAGGAAGAATTTCAGCATCTTCGGCAAGCGAAAGCGTAATTACTGGGCCATCGCCTTCTACGAGTTCCTGAATATCTACTACATAGATTTTATTTCTTACTGCTTCGTCAATGTCGTTACTAAAGACAATTCTTGAGCCTGGGAAAACTTCATAATTGTTAACAGTTGTATCGGTAGCAACCACAGAAGCATTGACTGCTCCTGCTATGGTCTTTGGATTTTCCCACTCAACTGTGATGGTTAATGTAGTAGTACCAGTTACACTAACAACTTGTGTGTTAGTTGGAAGAACAGCATCGGTGTCACCTACGAACATTCCTTCTTGGAATACACCGGATACTTGATCAGCGTCAACAGTGATAGTAGTGGATGTTGCTGCTACAGCAGGAGCAATCGTAGCAGTGTAAGTTGTATATGTTTCAACGTCTGGGTAGTAAGCTCTTGTTCCAGCGACCACTGACAATGCATCGGTTTGTCTTACGTCATAAAAATCAACTGGATCTTTACCAACTGTACCTGAGTTGAACAACTTTAGGTTAGGATAGAATTCAATGATAGGACGTAGTGCTTTATTTTCCTGAGAAGCATACTCAGTAAGAATGCTAGGATTATTATTGTAGTTCGCACTAGCCTTAATTACGTCTAGGTGGAACCAGCGATTGCTACGTGACCAAGCATTCTTATTGATGCTGTTACGAGCAATAGTGATATAATCTTTTTCAGCAGGAACAAACAAGTTGCTGTCATAATTTCCAATGTCATAAGGTGCTATGTCATATGGATTATATGTGCTTAGTGTGAAATCTTCTGGACAGATTAATGAGTTTACTGGCAACAACTGAATAGATGTTCCCACGCCCTCTACATAGTATTCACCCTGTAGATAACTAGTAGGAACTACGTCACCGTCAAAGGTTACTTTTAATCCGTTAGTAAACACTACACCATTTGTAGCTGTAAAATTCTTTTGACCTAGAATATCTGTTTCTACATTAAGCGTATTAGTATTGTTACTATCAATTAATTTAATAATACCAACCTTATTAGCACTCGTGCCATCTTGATAATACAAAATGTCCTTGGGCGCACTAATATAAGGCAACAATTGAATATATCCTGTTACTGACTTATAAAAAGTCAATCCAATATATTCTTGCCCATATGTAGCTACGATGTTAGTATTGATAGGAATCAATCCTGCTGGCATCAAACGTAATACAGGGTCGTTAGGATCGCCTACGTATTCTACACGATAGAAATTCTGTTCTACGTCGGTGTAGAAACCTTCTTCGAAAAGACCTTGGTTGATGTTTGCTGGCATTGAACCCGAACCCGGAGTCAATGTTACGGGGTCACCACCTAAAGTTTCACTGATTGTAAAGTCAGTTGAGTTTAAGATGTTCTTTACGTAGTATACCTGTCCAGGATTGATGCCACCAAAGGAAGGACTGTCAAATGTAATTGTTGGGTTAGCAAATACCAATACACCAGTTACTGGGTCGATAGCATAGAATAGATCAGTGTTACCAGCACTTAATGTAAACGCAGTGCTATCACAGCTACCCACAGTTGCTACGATAGGGGCAACAAGCTCATCGGTATTTTGATCGTAATTGGTTTCACCGAAGTATGCGTTGACGTATCCAACTTCGTTTAAGACGCCTGAGTTATAGAACATAACGGTTAAGCCGTTAAGACCAGTAACTGAGTCGATACCGCCTGGCAAGTCAGAAAGCTTTACACCATTGACTTGGCTAAATGGCAAATTACTAACTACGTCTACGTTGACTGTATTAGGGAAAATATATTCGTCCTGAGCATTCTTGCTAGGAACAGTAAATGTAACGATGCCTTGTTCAAGACCATTGTTCTCTACGCCGAGTACATCACGAGTATATAGGTTAGGCTTAGATGGACTATAACCAGTAACACCTGGTTCACCTTGAATCCAGAATTCGCTATCTTGGTCTACATAAAAATTGTATGTGCCGCCGCGCAACAAAGTCAATGTTGGATTGACGGAGCCAGCGATAGCATTTAATTCTTTGATGTTGTATCCGTTTGTCAAGTCAGTGACTTGATAATCCTGAGTAGAAAACACAGTAGCAGTAGCAACGGTAACAGCAGGCGCGCCAGTTGGCAACCAGTAATATTGATTATAGTTGATAAGCTTGTCTAGGTCTACAAAGCTATCCCATGAATAGAATTGACTTTCGAACAATCTTGCGTTATTATCAGTCTCGCTACCCTGTAGATTCAACGCATCGATGATGCCAGGATAGGTAATAAAATCTTTGGCTAGACTTTCTTGATTTTTAGTGAATACAACACCCGGCTCTAACTGATAGTCTGTACGAACTTTAGTGGGTTCGATGACGTAATTATTAGTGGCGTTAATACCATAGCCAATCTTACTGCCCACATAGCCCTGAATACGCATGATGCTTGGTGGATTAACGATTTGGTCAAGGGTAGCTGCCAAAAATTCGCTGTTGGTTTCAGTCTGAAAAATTTCCGGAAGGAAGTCTAATGTTCTAATTCTAGCCATGTATATACTTATCTTACCTGTAATTCGGCGGGTGTGAGAGCTGGGATCACAACCACATCATTTGCTGTTGCTGCGTTAACAAAAATCTCATACGGCATGCATTTTATTTCATATAAGTCTCCGAAGCTCATTGTGGGGTCGTTTGGCACTAGCACAACAGAGCTAATAAGCTCTCCGACTGTTGCGTGTAGGTAAGCTGTTAATTCTGAGAAATAGAAGGTGTCTCCAAAGTTCCAGAAATTAATGTTGAAATAATTATTCATTGCTGCCAATACCGCACTACGAATTTCACTGTCACTAGCGTTTACACCTTGTGTTTTAATTACTTTAATAGTTGCTCTTAACGCCGAGTCTGCTTTAGGACCAAACAAGGGCTTGAAGACAACACTATTTAAGATCACAGCATCACTCAACATTTTATAATTCTGTACTTCACCATATTCTTGTTGTAGTTCAGTGATTGTTGGGCGAGTTGGCATTGGTACCGTGTTAGTAGTATCCACAATCCAATTCTGATATGCGGTGTAGTAGCTCTGTGTTACAACATACAAGTCAATGATGTTAGTTGTAGCAGGATCGATTCTAGCAGTATTGTTACTGTTGTGTCTATACTGATAGCTAAGACCCTGACGACCAGGCTTCATTGAATATTGTAGTTGCTCTACTAGATTATATACTGGAGTGGTTTTTGTTTGATCTTGTACACTCTTGTAGAATTTATTTTCTGTGTAGGCATAATACAAGGTGCCCAACGGATAATCATATTTGTTGGTTTCGATTTGACTTTTTGTTGGGTACGCATATACTACATCGCTTGATGGAATAATGTATTGGCGTGTCAAGTTGATCGCATCTTGTACAGTTTCAAAGAACACATAAACACCGACATTAGCATTGTTGTTTTGATATCCAGTAACATCATTAAAGAAATCTGGATTCAAAATCAATTGACGATTGTTTACGTCTGTTGCCGCGACTTCAACTTGGAAGTCATTTACATAGCCATCGCTTTCTACTGTCTGGCCCAAGATATTAATTTTCAAGTCAGTTCCTAGTGGAATACTTGAACCAAACTGTGTGTTTACTGACAACACGTTAATAAAATCTTGAATGATTTTACCAGTAAATGGATCGTATACTAATTCGTTAGGACTAAATGTAAATCTAGTGTCTGCTACAGAACCAAAATAATATGTCAATGCTTTATAAGTTACAGTATATGTATTAGCACCTGTACTTTCAAACTTTACAAAATAGTTTGGATCAGTAAATGCGCTGATAGACCAGCGTTCCTGATTTACTAGTAGGCTGTTGTCGAAGACCAGTGTAAAGTCTTGCTGTAGTTCCATTTTGATCAAGCATTCTTGAATCAACGTAGTTGACAAGCTGTTGTCGAATACAGGAATCACTTGCGATAATATCACGCCTGATGGGACGTATCCATTGACTTTAATAGGACCTGAGCCATTAGCAAAATTACCGTCACCATTATTGCTACCGTCACCGATGACGCTCAAAATAGTTGTCCAAATATATGTGTTCTCTGGGCTTGGAGCAATGCCAGGGACTAATCTGTTAGACGATAGATCAAAGTAATATCCTGCTGGAGCAGTGAACTTTAATAGTGCGCCAGGTGTAACATATTTTAAATTAGTTGTGCTAAATGTGCCCACGTTTTGTGGCTGCTCTAAGCTAGCAGTAAGATTAGTATAGAAGTAACCCGACTCTGTACCAGTATCTACTGTGCTAGTCTTCCAGTAAACTACTTCGGTAGCTGGACTTGAAGGTAGGTTGTATCTAGGATAGTTCTGTATATAATATTGAGTAGCACGGTTCAATGACAAAATGCTTGACAACTTATCAGTAAAGAACGCAATAATATCACTAGTAGTATTAATGGTTAATGTTTCGAAACCATCGCTATCGTCTTGATACAATGCGCCATCACTACCAAAACTGTTTGTGCTACTATACTTGCCAGTTGGGTCAAGCAAGTCTAAGTTCTTGCTTACACCGATGCTTGAACGGTTTACTGCTTTACTCTTAATAATTGAATTGTATAGTGTGTATGGGAAGTTGTTATAGTCTTCACCATTAACCATACGATTCTGTGTGTAGTAACGAGTAGGAGCACGTAATTTAATTTCATCTAGTGGTTCACGCTCTTGTGCGGTTGTTACCGGAAGAGGCAATTCTAGATTAAATGTTAATGTTTCATATTTTCCCTGACGGCTAATATATGTGAAGGTAACTGAGATACCCTGCATTTCGATGGGGTCAATAGTATAGCTTAGTGCGTTGCCAGCACGAACATAAGCAGTAAAGTTACCTACTGGAATAGCACTGAATACCCCGTCACCAAATACATAAGTTACTTGGTCGTTGAATCTGCTGTCCACTGAGAAGATAGTTCTGTTGCTTGCTTCGGTCTGTAAGTAAGCGTCGGCATAAACGTTCTCGACCTTTGTCCATTCATTTAATGTGCCGTCATCATTTACTTTATACAACCATGTGTCAGTGTTGTTGATACCTTGAATATCAATATCAACTGTTTGGTTGCTGATTTGCTGCTGTAATGAGAAGTCATAGGTTTGTAATGATCCTTGCTTAAAGTAAAAGAAGAATCCAGTTTCGGGGCTACCGAAGCCTAATTTGTCATTACGATAAAGAATGTTAAACTGACCTGATGGAGCAGGAGGAATTTCATAGATGTAATCAGTGTCAACTGAGCTAGCACTGACTAATTCAAATCCCATGTTAACGCCGTTAACTGTGCTGTCGAATGGTACGATAGGTAATGTGTCACCAGGAATAGCAATAGCATATTCAGCAGTAGTAACACCCAACAAATCTTGTACGTTGCCGGGCTTACCGATCTTTTGAGTATCGACTAGGGCAGCATTAATAATTGTGTTGAACTGTTCTAACCAATTAGGGTTAGCAGGGTCGTTCCAAAGAATAGTTTGGTTGCTTAAGTTCAATCCATTAATATCATTGATATTTTGTGTAGTGCTAACACTCGTTACCTTGATATAACCCTGTGCTGTGATATTTCTTTTTGGAGTGTAACTAACTAGATTGGCAAGCTTGATAACGCTGTCTCTGCGTTCAGCGGTATCGATAAAGTTTTCACGAGCGTTAAGGTCGTTACGGAAGGCAAGTCCTTGACCCATAAAAGCAATAACGTCAAGCAATGCGATGAATTCGCTTGACTCGGTGTAATCGTTAAATGTTTCGGGATAGTATAATTGTAGGTAATCGATGAAACTCTTACGTAGGGTTTCATAATCATAGCTTCTAAAGTCAGCCTGACTGAAAGTTTGGTAGATTGTCTTCCAATCGTTTAAGCCGAACAAAGCAGATTGTCTAGAACTGGTTGCCATATGTTAACACTCTTTTATAAAGAGTATTTATCATTATAAAAAACCGTGATTTTTAGATTACGAGAAGGCAGCAGTACCGGTTTGTTGATTCAAGAACACTGAAACAAGCTGTGCCTGATTGAAGGGAGCAACAGCCATTTCAAGCTCAATTAATATTCCATTGTCTTTTGGATAGGTAGAAATAGTGTTCAATATCAGTCTAGGATCTTGTGCGGCAATACGACGAATCTCATCTTCTAACTGTGCTTGAACGTCACCTGTATTAGGCTCAAAGATAAAGTCCCATAATGTTGTGCCATAGTCGGGCTGACCCACTTTAGTACCTTTACGAATGTTGAAGGCATTGATCAAGTCTTGAATCACTAGTTGACTGTCAGTTAGTGTAAATTTCTTTCCCCACACAATTGACTGGCGCACACCACCTGGACCACCATCTACGCCATTAATAGCGTTAGTGGTCTTTGGCTTATTAGCATTGATGCTTGAGTATCCTACGTATTGTGCCATATAAGTATTTAGTCCCTAGATTATGTGAAGGTCAAGCCAGTGCTTGGTCCTACGATTCCCGCAATAGAATTGTTAATATCTACCTGCGATGAAGAAGTCTTAGACTGTAGTACTTCAATCGAAGTAGAACCCTGGCCCGTCTGTGTCTTCACGGAGGTAGTAGTCTTTGACTGTTGAATTACTTCTAACGCACTTGACTTTACGCTAGTAATTGCTTTAGATAGATCAGCAGTGTTCAGCATATTAGCCGCAGTCTGTCCAGCATTTGACATCATAGAACTAATGTCACTGAATGCGTCACCAATAGAATCTGCCTTCTTTTGTAGTGACACATATGAAGGATCGTTTACTAATGAGTCAACAATATTTCTAGCAGCATCGATAGCTTTGTCGCCTGCTGGTAAGCTATTTTCTAATTCATATAGTTTGTCAGTTGCGTCCTTAATTCTATCATTCCAATTTTCTATTTCGTCAAAAATCTTAAAGGCATCTTTATTCTTTTTAACAAGCTGTTCAAATTGACCAATAGTTTCCTTCTTGATTTCTCCCAACAAGTTTGGAACAGGAATCTTTGGATTCTCTAGTAAGGCCTTAACCTGACTGTCAAGCGAAGCTCTATCGAATGTGTTGAAGCTAATTGTAGGTAGCTTGATCTTAGCAGGGCCGCCGGCACCTAGTGCCGAGAGTGACGACAATAATCCAGCCGCTGAGCCTAACGGCAACGCAGATGTAATTAAGTTCGTCAATCCACCTTCTTTGCCCAAGATACTTCCAAGCTTGCTGTCGATTGCGTTACCGATATCTTGTGCGGTATTGACAACAGAAGTTTGTACGTTTTTAACTAGCTCACCCAATGCTTCTGTGCCAGGCAATGCGTTGACTGCGCCTTCAATGTTGTTAATTACTGCGCCGGCAGCCGCTAATCCACCCGGCAAGTTGTTTATACCACTAGCCATTGCAGCAGACAATGACGCACTAGCGCCGGATTGTACTGCTGTTGCTGCGCTAGCCAATTCTTTCAAGTTTCCTGTAGCAATAGCAGGGGCAGCGCCAACCATACCGCTAACATCTTGTACTGCGGTATTAATATTCTTAAGAGTATTATCTAGATTTTGTGTAGCTGTGGTAATTGTGCTAGTAATTCCAGTAATATCAGATCCAATATCACTTAATACATTATTAACCAAATTAATTGGATTCTTAAAGGAAGCTAAATTATCTGGTAATTGATTAATATTGGTTGATATACTATTGAAAGACTTGCTCAAGCTAGTAACTGTAGCCTGTGCGTTTCCGCCAAATTCAGTTGCGAATTGATTAGTCAACTGAGTTGTTGAAGAACCAATTTGACTAATTAGGTTAGCTGACTGTGACGATATATCATTAGCCATTGCTCCGATCTGAGATTTGACTTGCTGGAATGAACCATCGATACCAGCAACAGTATTATTTTCAATCAATGCGTTAATGTCAGTGATAGCAGCTAAGTTATTCTTAGATACCAATGATTGAATATCGTCAATCGATTCATTAGTGATGCCACTAATCTTGCTAGAGATACCAGCAACAGTTGCCGCACTATTCTTAGCAATGCTGCTTAGATTTTGCGGAACACCTGCTTGTAGTGGCTTCAAGCTATCTCTGATTGCGGTGAATGCTGCGCCTGCTGGGCCCTTAACACTTTCTACAAGATCAGTGAATGATGGACCGTCGCCACCTCCGCCACCAAACAATCCGCCTAATGATTTACCTAGGTTATTCAATCCACTTGATAG